GCCGGCTTTGTAAATGACGTGCTGGAAGCCAGCACGAACGGCGGCCTGCTGGGGGTGCTGAAAAACTCTGGCCCCGGCAGGTATGTTTCCAATGTCGGGCAATCGCTGGGCGGGCTGAAAAACGCTCTGGTAGGATTCGGAAGCAGCAATCCGGTAGGACGATTTATCGCAAAGACCGGCGGTGTTGCGGGACAGATCCTTTCCGGCATTGCGGGACCGAACGGTCTTGACCTTGGAGGTATGGCCGGAAACGTCAAGAATTTCCTTGGTGCGGGAAAGACCGTTATCGGCACAGGGCTGTCTAATGCGTGGCAGGCCGTCAGCCAGTCTAAAGTGGGATCTACGGTTCTCGGTGTTGGAAGCAAGGTAGCCGGCGCGGCTTCAAAAGTTGGCGGCGGCGTTTTGAGCACGGCGAAAGGAGCTTTGAGTGTCGGAGGCGCAGGGCTGAACGTACTGAGTACGACAGTAGGCCCGGTGGCCGCAAAACTGGGCAGCGGATTCATGTCACTGCTTGGCACATTCGGCCCGGTTATTACCGGCATCGGCACGATCGTTGCGGCAGTCTCGTTGTTGGGAGATCACTTCGAGGACATCCGCAACATCGTCGGAATGGTATTTGGCGAAGGCGGACTTGCCGTCTTTGACAAATTTACCGGAAAGATAGCCGGTATCGGCGACACTGTAAAGCAAGTGTTCGGGCAGCTCACCACCCCGGAGGGTTTGCAGAGCATCCAGGAAAAGCTGTCCAGCTTCAGCATCGGAGGTCTGAACCTGGGTGACGTGTTCGGCACTATGACCCCTGCCATCCAGACGGTTATGCCGCTGATTGAATCGTTTGCCGGCGTGTTCTCTCAGATCGTGGATCTGGGAGTGAACCACATCAAGCCGGTGCTGACTGAAATCTTCGGCTTTATCGTGAATGAGGGCATCCCGGCAGTCATGCCGCTGCTGTCCACGGTGGTCAGCCTGGTGGGCACAACTCTGGTCAACGCCATCAAGGTGGCGGTGGATCTGGTAGGCAAGGTGCTTCCGGTGGTAGAGCCTGTGATCCTGTGCATCATCGGCTTCCTGAAGCAGGTGGCGACCATCGGCGTAAAGGCAGTCAACTTCATCATCGGAGCGCTGAACAAAATTCAACTCACGATCCCGGAAACGCTGTTCGGCATTCCAGTTCCGGTGATCGGTGGCAAGTCGTTCGGATTCAATCTGTCGCCTGTGTCCGTCCCGGCATTTGCCAACGGCGGCATGACGCATGGGCCGTCCATTGCTGGCGAGGCTGGCCCGGAAGCTGTTATCAGTTTCCGGCGTGGTGTTCGTGAAAAGAACATTGATACCTGGCTGACAGCTGGTAAGCTGCTTGGCGTTGGCTTGGGCGATCTGCTTGGCCTGCCAGGCAGAAAGCCGAAGATGTTCGCGGACGGCGGCTTTACAGAAGAAGATTCTAACCTGATCGACTTCAACAGGGTACGTCGCCAGCAGTATTACAACCAGGTGGCCCAAAGTTTCGATACTATGGTTCAGCCGGTTGCAGCGGCATTGGTACTGGGTTCCGACGCTGGTGTGGCGTTCAGCCGTATCACGGAGATCGCAAACTATGCAGTGGATGGGCTGGAAACTCTGGCGGCAATGCCGACACCTACCGTGTCGGATGACCAGGGCAAAGCCCAACAGCTGTTGAACACCGGAATCGGGAAAGTGATTACCGGTGCCCAGTCTGTTCTCGCAAACGAAAATGCTCAGAAAGCAATCCAGTTTATCCGGGGAGCGGATGCGGAAAAGGCAAAGCTGGAATACGCTGCCAACCCGGACAACTACGATCTGAGCAATGTAAACTTCTTCCCGACGGCTGGCAACAGTGAGCTGACAAGGCAAAATCTGTCGATGCTGGCAGACCTTCAGAACTACCAGCAGGAAGTGGAGCTGAAGCCCATCGGCGGGAGCGAAGATACTTCCAGTGGCGGCACCGGAAGCCTGCGCGGTGGATCCAGCAACAACTACCAGCGCACCTATACAAGTTCCAGCGGAAACACATATGTTTATGCACCAAACTTCACCATCTACGGCAGCATGAATGCCGAAGATCTGCGCTCCGTTATGGACGAAGGCTACGAGAAGTTCTGCGAGTATGTGGAACGGTACGAACGCGAAAAGAGGCGCACGCAGTATGGCACTTGATTACACCACGAAGTCCGGTGACACCTGGGACTTGATCGCCCTGAACGTGTACGGAAGTGAGCTGAAAGCCGATTGGCTGATGCAGAACAACCCCAGATATATCCATATCGTCCGGTTCGATTCCGGCACGGTGCTGTCAACACCAGCTCTGCCGGCTGAAAAGAGCGGAGATCTTCCGCCCTGGAAGGCAGGTGCATGATGGTACTGACAGCAGCGAGACCCAAAGGAAGGCAGGCAACGGTTCTTCTGACCTACGAGAAAACCGATATTTCGGCAGAAATCGCACCTGATCTGGAAAGTTTCAAGTACACAGACGTGGCTGAATCCCAAAGCGACAGCGTGAGCATTACAGTCAATGCCAGAGCTGCCGAATGGAAAAATGACTGGTTGCCGGAAAAGGGCGTGAAGCTCTATCCGGCTATTGTTGTAAAGGACTGGAATATCGGGGGCATTGGAAGTGGCTACAGAGATTACAGCGCCGAGTGCGGGGCATTCGTGCTGGATGATCTGAGCTTTGCCGGCGCACCCGATTCGCTGACGATGGGTGGCGTGGCAAAGCCGAACGACACCAGCTTCAGCGAGAGAAACCGGACCTTTACATGGAAGAACACCAGCGTAAAGAAAATCGCTGAAACCATCGCAGGCCGTTACAAACTTGAGCTGAAGTTTGAGGGAGACGACCACAGCATTGATGCAAAGGAGCAGGATGGGACAGACAGTGCCTTCCTGCAAGACCTGTGCAGCACCTATGCACTGGTCATCAAGGTCTACACTTCAAAGCTCTGGGTGTATGACCGGGAAAAGTACAAGGCAAAGGATCCTGTATGGACGGTATATGAGAGCCGTCCAGTTGGAAATCCGACGGCCATGTGCGTAGAGCCTGGCAGCTTCAAGTGGAACACAAAGTTGACTGGAACATACACGGGCGGCCTTTATACTTACACCAACAAAGAAAAGGGAATCAACATCAATGTCAAGGTGGGCACAGACGAACGCCAGCTTAAACTCACTGGAAAGGTGAGCAGCGAGGCAGACGCAAAAGCCCGCCTGATAGCGGCCATCAAGAATGCCAACCACGGAGCAACCCGGATCAGTTTTACGATGTTGGGCTATCCGGCCGGCGCTTCAGCGCAGTGCTTTAACCTAGTTGGCTATGGAAAGATGGACGGAAAGTATTTCGTTGATCAGATGGAACACAGCATATCTCCATCCAGCGGCTACAAAACACAGGTCAAGGCCAGCAAAGTGGAAAAGGAGGATTTCGCATGAGCAGTGAAGTGAGATTCGGCAATGTGAGTTCTATCGACTATGAGGCTGGAAAGTGCGAAGTTACTTACCCAGACAGGGACGACACCGTTACGGAAATGGTGCCGTTTCTGTCCAATGGCGAGTACCAGACACCGGAAGTTGATGATCTTGTGCTTGTCCTGCATCCAAGAGAAAGCCCGGAGGATGCTGTTGTGGTGGGCACCGTCTGGAATGAAAAGAACAAACCGCCTGAAGGAAAAGAAAAAGTCTACCGAAAGGATTATGCCAACTCACGAGGAAAGGCATATCGGAAGTTTGATGCAAATGCAAAAGAACTGACCGACTATGTGGACGGAAAGAAAATCCTGAAGGCGAAAAGTCTTGAGATCCAGGTGGGCGGTGCAACCGTGACCATCAGCGAGGGCGGAGAAATTAAAGTGACATCCCCGGCGGGGATTGCACTTGCGGCATCCGGTGAGCTGAAAATGACGGCATCGACCATCACCGCAACCGCTGGAACCGTGAACATCCAAGGCGGTGGCGGCGACGTTGTTGTGTCCGGCAAGTCGCTGGTGTCGCATACACACACCGGAAACCTTGGCAAGAAAACATCCGCACCCCTGTAAGGAGGTCTTGGAATGTATGTTGGAATTTTCGGCGATGTGATTTTCTCTGTGGGACACCTGCGTGTGCTCACCCCGTCAAACTTCAAGGGAACGACCGGCGCAAACTGGGCGGAACATGAAGTTCTGGGAGGAAAAGCACGAGCAGAGTATTTATCACCGAAACTGAGAGAGTACACCTTTGATATTCTTCTGGATGCAGCACTCGGCGTGAATCCTCGCAAGATGCTGAACCGTCTGACAGAAATGTCAGAGAACGGAGAGATTCATTACCTGATTATCGGGTTTGCACCGGTATCGCAAAACAAGTTTCGGGTCACTGAAATAAGCGACAGCTGGGATTCGGTGATAAAACACGGGCTTTTGATGCAGTGCAAGGTGAGCCTGACCATAAAGGAGTACATATGATCGACTTCAGCAGCACAGTGGTTGAGCTGTCCGGTGACAGCGAAAAACAAAAAGAAGTGCAGGACATTGCAAAGTGCCTTCGCACACTGTATTCCACACCAATCGGGAGCCAAGAGGGCGACAGAGAACTCGGAATCAATCCAAACATATTTGTCGATAAGCCACTTCCGGTGGCAAAGGGATTATATGTGGCTGAGGTAACAGAGAAAACCGCATCGTTTGAGCCGCGGGCAAGAGTGGTGCGGGTGGACTGGCTGGACAGTGATGTGCTGCATGGCGTTGTAATTCCAAAGGTGGTGTACGAGCTTGTCTAAAATAAAAGAGTTTGAGAACATCCCGGACATCGACATTGAAGGCGAAGAAACGCTGGAAGAAGCTGTGGCCGATTGCAAGGCGCTGTTTGGCAAGTACAACAAAGAACTTTTCAACGGTGAGGTATCGTTGGAACGGTGTTCTGAAGCACGGCTTGTCCTTTTGACACTGGCACATCGTTCGCATCACAACATGGAGTACAGCACGGCGTGTCTGAAAGCGGAACTGCTGCCTACGAGCACGGGGCCGAATTTGGACAACCTTGCTCCGCTTGTTGGAGTGGAACGCCTGGAAGCCGGAAAAGCCACGGCGGTTATTCGATTCACACTGTCTGCGCCGAGAACGAGTGCAACCGGAATCCCGGAAGGAACACAGGTGAGAACGGCAGACAAACGGTATTTCAAAACCGAAAAGTATGTGGAGATCTTACCCGGCGAACTGACCGTGGACGTAGTTGCCGTGGCGGATGAGGCAGGAAGCAACAGCGATGGGATTGCCGAAGGCGAAATCAATGTGCTGGTGGATCCTATCCCGTATGTGTCCGGGGCAAAAAGTGTTTCGGCAAGCACGGGCGGTACGGATACGGAATGTGACGATTCATTTACCAGACGTATCAACTATGCACCTTCGATTTTCTCCGTGGCCGGTCCGGTGGATGCCTATGAATACTTTGCATCGAGCTGGCGGTCCGATGTGGCAGATACGAAGATCGTTTGCAAGGAAGGATACACGATCCACATTTACTTTCTGATGGCCGGAGGCAGAGTTCCGACAAGGGAAGAATGTACCGGAATGCAGGAATATTTCGACACGGTAAAGCGCCCGATGGGTGATCTGGTTCTTTGCCATGCGCCGGAAGAAATCCCGTATGACATCGAGCTTACTTACCATATTGCCTTGAGCAATGTCAAGAATGCATCGACGATTCAGGAAAATGTGGAAGCCGCTGTGAAGGAGTATGAAACCTGGCAGAGAAAAATCGGCCGGGACATCGAACCGGCGGAGCTGATTATGCGTGTACGGGAAGCTGGTGCGAAACGCCCACGTCTGTTGACACCGGTCGAAACAACTGTCTCCGAAATTCAGGTGGCAAAGCTCCGAAGCTGCAAGGTGACATACGGAGGAATCGAAGATGATTGAACTCCACGAAGTTGGCCTAGTCGAAGGGCTACCGCCTGATGTTGCCAAAGAGCCATGGGTACAGATCCTTGATGCAGTTTTCAGGGAGCGGCGCAAGAAGGAACTGGAAGCTGCCGAACGCTTGAAAATCTACACGGATATTGACCGTGCAGATGAGGCAGTTCTGGATATTCTTGCGGTTCAGTTCCGCGTTGACTGGTACGACACCAGCTATCCGATTGAAACAAAGCGCAGGATCATCAAAACTGCGCTGGAAGTCCGTCGGTACTGCGGAACGGAGTGGGCAGTCCAAAAGGCGCTGGCCTCGATTTATCCGAATGTGAAAATAAGTGAATGGTATGACTACGGAGGAAGGCCGGGCTACTGGCGAATGAACGTAGACATTACCGATGATGGTGTCATTTACTACACACCGGAAGAAATTGAAAAGCGCCTTGGTTATGCCCGGCGCTGTACCGCTCACCTTGAACACATCATCTACATCGTCGAACCGCATGAACGGTCGCCTGCCTACATCGCCGCCGCGCCCTGCGGAATGGCTACCTTTTGCACCGTCCGGCTGCCCGGAAATATCAAGCCCCGCGCCGTCACGGCTCGTGGCTATGCTACCGGTGCTATGAGCGCAGCGCGGATGCGGACGACCGTTGAGCTGCCCGGAGCCATCCACCCGAAAAACATCACCGCGCAGGCATACGCCACCGGCGGGCTTGCGCACACGCACGAAACCGTAACCATCAAGATTGGAGGACAGACAACATGAGCTGGGAAAAATCCAGTTATACAACTGCCGGTGCCGCGCTCCTGTCGGAATCCCTCTCCGGCGGCGCGCTCACCATCACCCGCGCCGTGAGCGGCACCGGCATCGTTGAAACCGACTTGTCGGCAGAAATGACCGTCAGCGGCGAAACGCACGAACTGACCATCCTTGCGATTGACACCGTAAAGGACGGAGAGGAAACGGCCCGGAAAGTCAGCATCCAGATTACCGGAGCAGAAAGCACTTACATCATGCACCAGATCGGCGTATATGGCCGCCTGAATGATGATGCCGAAGTGCTGCTGTTCATCATGCAGGATGAACGTGGAATCGAAGTCCCTGCATCCAGCGTGAACGCTGACTTTGAAATTGAGATTGCTGCCCTTATTGCAATCTCGAACAAAGCAAAAATCGAAATTGCCCTCAGCCCGCAGATGCAGGCTTTGATGAAGCTGGTCAAGGCCGAAATTAAGAAGCACAACGCCGCCGCTGATGCCCATGCAGCGACCATCACGGCAGCGGTCAGCGCTGCCGTGAAGAACCTGTCTGAATCCGGGGAAATCCTGAACGAAGAGCAGGTCAAGGCTCTTATCAAGGAGCAGGTGGACGACGGTACGGGCGGCGGCTACTATGGCTCCTATGAACTCACTCTTGCAGCGGACGGGTGGAAGCCCGCCCGCAGCGAGGATGATTACGAAAATGCCGGTGGTATGGATTACTACCAGTGTATCTATGATGCAGAACTGTCGGACAGCACCAGTGAGCTTGTACCCGTTGGCGTTGTATCTCCCGGCAGCTTCTATACTACGACCAAAGCGGGTGTCCTGAACGGGTGCGAAACGCATGATGGTTTCATCAGATTTTTCGCTCAGCGCATCCCGGAAGCAGATATTCAGGCGACCGTAACCCTGTTCGGGAAAGGAGGTGGTTCGGGTGAAACCGGTAGCGTAAGCATCGGTCAGGGCTTGAAGCGCGACGCAAGCGGCGCTATTGCCGTCCGCATCGGCGAAGGCCTTGACTTTGACAGCGCAAACGCGCTGACTGTCCGCAAAGAAACCGTCATGACGAGCGAAGACCTGCTGAACGAGGAAGAAACGCAGCAGGAAATCGTTGATATGCTGAAATAATTTTAGGAGGACACTACTATGTCTAAGCAGATTTCTACCAAGACCACCATCCGCAACCTGACCGCCGAGATCAAGAAGACCTTCGTCAAGAAGGATGCCTTTACTCCGGTTCAGACCGCTGCCAACGCCGCCATTAAGGCCCTGAAGGTGACCGGTAACACCGTCAACTTCTACACCAACACCGGCATGACCGGCGCAGCTGCTTTCTCCATGGACTTCCCGACCGAGATGTTCCTCGACCAGACCAAGACCGCGTTCGTCGGCAAGTTCAAGTTCTCCGACACCACCTATCCCGGCGCCACCGACCCCAAGCTGGACGGCAAGCCGGTCATGGTTCTGGCCGTCAAGGGTGAGAACCCCGACAGCTGCACCTACTCTTTCCTGAACATGGCTGCTCTGGTCGATACCTATAAGGCCAAGGCTACTGGCAAGGATGCATCCACCACCGTTACCATCGCTGGCTATGAGGTGGATGTCAAGGTCAATGTTTCCGCTGCTGCCGGCAACGCCCTGATTCTGAAGGACGATGGTATGTATGTTCCTACTCCTAAGGAAGTGGACATCTCCGGCAAGGCCGATAAGGTCACCGGTGCCACCACCGGCAACTTTGCTGCACTGGCTGGCGAGGGCAATCTGACCGACAGCGGTAAGAAGCCTGCCGACTTCGTGGCTGCTGAGACCGGTAAGCGCCTGATGACCGATGCCGAGGGCGAAAAGCTGGCCGGTGTCTCTGAGGGCGCAACCAAGACTGCCGCCAGCTCCACCAACGGCAACGTGAACATCGACGGCAAGGAAGTCACCGTGTACACCGAGCCGGAGAATGTTCTGCACGACGAGGACGTGGAGGACTTCTCCGCAGAGGAGATCGCCGCTCCGCTGGCTGACTAAGACATGAGGAGGTAAGCTCTATGGCAAAAGCGAAGATCAAAACGCTTTTGGGCACAGGGCTTGCCGCGCTTTGCAGCCACATCAAGCAGTGCAACACCGCACTCGGAGACCTTTCCGAAGCAACGGCAAACGGATTCGAGGAAACCGATGACATCCTGCACGAAAAGCAGGATGTCACGGCTGCGGTGTCTTTTACGATTCCGGTCGATGGCTGGGGCGAGGATGATTCCTCCCCCGGCTATTTTTATTGCGACATCCCCATTGCGGGCCTGTTGGCTACCGACATTGTGGATGTTACGGTACTGCCGGAATTTTACGATGTGGCGGGTGCGGTGGGCTTTATTGCGACCGAAAGCCTCGAAGGAAAGCTGCGGCTGAGGGCCGCCAAAGCTCCGACCGAGAAAATTTCTGCACAGTATCACATTACAAGCACCGTGAAATACACGGATGCACAGGAAGGGGGAACCTAAATGGCATACGGTTCTTTTAACGCAGGCCCCGGCAAGGCGCCGGATGAAGATGTTGTCCGCACTGACCAGATCGGTGTGCCGGGCGGCATTGCTACGCTGGATGCAGACGGCCACCTGACCGAGAGCCAGCGGTGGGAAGTGGACGGCTACAAAAAGGCCGAGACCGACCAGCGCATCAGCGCGGCGGTAGATGCCCACAACGAAGCGGCCAACGCCCACGGCGACATCCGTGCCAGTGTGGCAGCTATGAACGCCAGCATCAAGGCCATTGAGCTGAAGTTCGGAACGAACGTGACCAAGAACCCGTTCAGCGCCACGTTCGGCAGTCTGGACGGCCTGACCGTGACCGGCGTGTGGAACGCCGAGCAGGCAAGGGTGGAGTTCTGACGATGGCTGAAACATTCAAAGTCGGCTCGAATGCGCGGGAGCTGCTGCGTTACACCCAGAGGGCGACCCGCATTGTCACCGACGACATCAGCCGGAGCGATGCCCGGAAGATCATCCAGAAAGTCGCGGCGCTCGAAGATGTGCGCGACATCCAGAAGGTGTGCGGCACTGCCGTCCATGCACTCGACACACGGGACAGGGAGGGCTTTTCCAAGAGCATATTCCGGCTGTATGGCGAGGGCATCCGGCTGACCGCCCGGCAAATCCTGCTGGATGCACACGCGGCGAATAACGTCAATTTCCAGACCGACTACGACAAGCGCGTTGAGAAGATTGGCGCAGTCGTGGACGGCTGCTCTCTGCTGCTGGAATACCTGACCATCTGCACGGAGGAAGGTATCATCAGCGCGAAGAAAGCCGGTATCTGGACAAAGAAGGTCACGGACGTAAAATACCCGGCGATGAAGTGGCTCACGTCGGAACGCGGACGTGCCGAAAAACTCCGGGCAGAAGCGGAACGGAAACGACTGGCCGAGCAGGCTGCCGCCCTGAAAGCCGTCCTTTACCCGGAACCGTAAACGCACAGCGGGCAACCGCTTTGCATAAAGGGTGCGGTTTGCTCGTCTGACGCTGCCATTTGGTGGCTGCGCTCTCCGAACACCAACAATAACAACAACGTCTGGAACGTCAACACCGATGGCTCCAACAACAACAACTGGTACAACAACTCCTATGGTGTTCGCCCCGCTCTGATGGAACCGTGTGACGAGTAGGCATAAGCTGAAAGCAGTGCGCCCATCAAAGGAAACCGCATCCTGTCGCTTGCCGATGCAGGCAAGTGATAAATACATCCCGCTGAGGTGGGCCATCCCTGCCGGATGCAGCCCACTACCGTAACGCGAACCAGCGGAGGGTCATTTTGACATACGAAGAACTGTGCAGCTTTGAGGTACTTTACAAAGCCTACCTTGAAGCCCGGAAGGGAAAGCGCAGTAAAAGCAAAACAATCGAGTACGAGGCGCAGGCGCTGGCCTGCACGGAAAAGCTCTCCCGTAAGCTGTCTGTCTGCAATGTGCGGCAGCCAGACGGGAGCATCCGGCAGCAGATACGCTATGTGCCAAGTAAGTTTGAGGTCTTTGCCGTCTACGAGCCGAAGCGCCGCATGGTACACGCCCCGGCATTTGTGGACAAAGTGGTGCTGCACGCGCTGGTCGATAACATTCTGTATGATGCTCTGACAAAGAGCTTTATCCGGGACAGCCACGCCAGCCAGACCGGCAAAGGCACAGACGACGGACTGATGCGCCTGAAAACTCACATGGTGGACTATTACCGTCGTGAGGGCCACGGTGCGGACGGCTGGGTGCTGAAAGGTGACGTGCGGCATTTCTTCGCCAGCATCGACCACTGGAAGCTGAAACGCAAGCTCAAAGCCGTACTGGACAAGCGCGGCGTTGACCCGCGTGTCTATGAGCTGCTTTGCATCTACATCGACGTGATGGAGGACGGCTTGCCGCTGGGCTACCAGACGAGCCAGCTCTTTGCGCTGATGTTTTTGGATGAGTTCGACCACATCATCAAAGAGAAGTATCGCATCAAATACTATGGCCGATACATGGATGATTTCTACATCATCTGTTCGGACAAGCGGAAATTGCAGTGCATTCTCCGGGATGTGCGGGCGCTCATGGACAGTTACGGCCTTGAGCTGAACCAGAAAACCGCCATCTTCCCGTTGAGGAACGGTATTGATTTTCTGGGCTTTCACTCCTACCTGACCGACACCGGCGCGGTCATCCAAAAGCTGCGCCGGGATAGCTCCAAGCGGATGAAGAACAAGATCAAGTATTGGGAAACAGCATACCCCGCAGGCGAAGTAACCAAGCAGGAAATCCTGCGGAGCTTTGATGCGTGGGATGCCCATGCCGCCCATGGTGAAACCTACTCTTTACGCCGCAAGTACGCTGACCGGCTCGAAAAATTGCTTGACTGTAAAATCCCTATCCATCGAAAAATCAACTCGAACAAACTCGCGCGTGACAGACGGCGGGCGCGGCAATGCCGCTGCATCTACAAGGTGCAGCACAAAGCCCTGTCCCTCTCTGTATCGCAGAACACGCGGCCTGCGGAGATCATGCCGTGGGCCTGAACGAAAACAAGGAGGTAACAATGGCAAACGTAAAACTGGGCACGAAAGCCGTTGGCAGCATTGTCAAAATCAAAGTCAACGGCGCGTCCAAAGATTTTATTGTTGTGCAGCAGGGCAACCCGAACACCGGCACCTATGATTCGAGTTGCGCCGGAACGTGGCTGTTGATGAAGGACATCTACACAACGTCCACGTTCGGCAACAATAACTCCTACAAGGATTCCAGCATCCACAGCTACCTGAACGGTACGTTCTTCAACCTGATTGACGCGGACATTCGCAACGCTATCAAGCAGGTCAAGATTCCGTACCAGAACGGCACTGGTTCCGGCGGCAGCCTTGCCACTGGCGCAAATGGCCTGAGCACCAAAGTGTTCCTGCTGTCTGGTTATGAGGTTGGTTGGACGACCAGCGACAATGGCTATTTCCCGAAGGACGGTGTGAGGCTGGCATACTTTGGCAACAGCTCCGGCGGTAACAGCAAGCGTATTGCATACAATGGCAGCTCCGCTGCCGGTTGGTGGCTGCGCTCTCCGTACACCAGCAATAGCAGCGGCGTCTGGGACGTCAGCACCGGTGGCTCCGGCTACGGCGGCTGGTACAGCGACTCCTATGGTGTTCGCCCCGCTTTCATTCTTCCCTCTACACTCGTGGTCTCTGACGATGGCACGGTCAGTGTCAACACTGCACCTACCGTCAGCACGGACGGCGCAGCTCTGGGGCGGAAGAACGCGGCCTTTGCGTGGAAGTACACCGTCAGGGATGCCGACGGCGACACCTTGACCGTCACCGAAAAGCTGGACGGCAAGACCACCAAGGCCCGCACCGGCGTTGCCAGCGGCACGGCCCTGACCTTTGAGCAGACGGCCAGCGCTGCCGGATTCCAGAAAATCCTGAACGGCAACCACACCATCACCGTTGAGGTGAGCGACGGCAAGGAAACCGTCAGCGCGTCCGCGACCTTTACCAAGGCCGTCCACGCCGCAAGCGTGACGCTGGCTGAACCGTTGGCCGTTGAGGGCGACATTACCGTTGCCGTGCTTCAGGTGACCGGCTCCATCCAGGATGATGCGAAGCTCAAAGCCGAAGTGACCAACAACGCACTCGACAGCTCTCCGGTCTGGCAGGATGCCACGACCGAGGTAAAAAAAGGCGTGAACATCGTCTTTGAGAATAAGACCGCCACCAACGGCGCGGCGTTTAACTTCCGCGTCAGCGTGGAGCGCGGCGAATCCGGCGAGGGCGGCTACATCGAAGCAGTCAGCGGCGCTTTTGAATAAGGAGGTACAGGACAATGGCACTGAACTGGAAGAAACACGATCTGCCCACGCGGCAGGAGAAGGAAGCCGCAGCCAAGAAGCAGCAGGAGCACGAACAGTTGCCCGACCGTGTGGCTGAAATGGAAGATGCCCTGTGCGAACAGGACGCGGCCAACGAGAAGCGTTTGGCCGACATCGAAACCGCGCTGTGTGAGCTGGACGCAGCGCTGAACAAAGAATAAGGAGGTAAAGGACTATGGATAAAATTTGGGCAAACCGCCTGATTGCAGGCACTAAGACTTGGGCAGAGATGCCCGTATCCCGCCGTGCAGGCGTGAAGAAAGTTCTGGCCGGGCGCGTAAACAAGGGCGAGATCACCGCCGAGGACTACAAGAACATCACGGGCGAAGACTATGCAGCATAAAAGCTGGCCCGATCTGTGCGAAAGCCTGCTGGACAGGCTGGAAGCCAAGGGCGAGAACACCACCACCGAACGGGCCGAGTTCGGCGTGCTGGTGGCTGAGTGTGGGTCGAGCGGCTGCAAAATGGCATTGAGCCAGAAAGGAGAAAACGACAATGGCGATTAAAGCCTATTCACTGGCAAAGGATGGTAACAAGAAACTGTCCGCAAACTTTGCCGTGAAAGAGTTTCGCTGCAAGGATGGGACTGACCCCATCTTTATTGATGATGTGTTGGTGAAACTGTTGCAGAACATCCGGAATCACTTTGGAAAGGCTGTTACGATTACCAGCGCATATCGCACTGCCGCCCATAACAAGGCGGTCAAGGGCGCAACGTACAGTCAGCATTGCTACGGTATGGCGGCAGATATTCGGATTCAGGGCGTGGACGTGGAAACGCTCGCGACCTACGCCGAAACGCTGCTGAAAAACACCGGCGGCATCGGACGTTACCCGGTAAAAACTGGTCGTCCTGCTGGCTGGGTACACATCGACACCCGTGCGGTAAAGAGCCGTTGGGTGGGTTAAGAGTAGGAGGAAAACAAAATGGAGAACATTCTGAAAGTTTTTCTGATGGCATTCCCTGAATGGCTGGCCTGCATCTTCATGGTGGTCGGCCTTGTGGTCACGGCGCTGGCGGCGGTACGTCTGGGTTACGGCCTTGTGGTCGCAAAGACTGTGTACAAGTGGATCGTCAACGCAGAGGAAAAGTTCGGTAGTGGCGCAGGCGCAGAAAAGAAAGCCCATGTCATTGCCGTACTGCGTGGGTATACCCCGGACTGGCTGGACTGGGCAATCAATGAGCGGACGCTGGATTGGATCGTGCAGCTCGTGTTCGACTTTACCAAGAAAAAACTTGAAGATTACATGGCGAAGAAATCCACAGAGACCACTACTGTGGCCCGTTTCGGTAAGGCGGGGGAGGACAAGCGTAATGACTGACGAGGAACTGGAACATCGCCTGACAGCGGTCGAAAACCGTGCACAGAGCAACACCCACCGGCTGGACGAGCTGGGGAAGCTGACCGATGCAGTAAACGGCATGAACACCAATATCAAGTTGACCATCCAGCAACTCGAAAACACAAACAAGAGCCTTGAAATTGTAACGGCTCAAAACAAAAAGCAGGACGACCGCCTGACCGCGCTGGAAAAAGCCCCCGGAACATTTGGGAACAAACTTTGGTGGGCTGTGATTGCGGCGTTGGTTTCCGGCCTTGTGGCCTATGAACTGACGATGCTTCTGCACTGAAATGAAAATGCCCCGCTGGCATCCGGATGGATTGCTGGCGGGGCATTTTTTGTTTGTCTGGAAGTTTTGCACAAAGGATATGTGCAAAGTGTGGAAAAATTGCGAATTGACAACGGTATACCGTATAATTTACGCTTAAAACGAAAATAAACGCCATAGTCGAAAGGAGGAAAACGGCGTGCGAGTGTTCAAACAGCTTACGCTTACAGACCGAATCCGTATTGAAAAGTGGTTGAAAGATGGGCTGAGAGTAAAGGAAATCGCAGACAGGTTGCGGGTTGACCCGTCCACGGTGTACCGGGAACTGAAACGCGGCAGCTACGACAAGTTGGACGGTAAGACGTGGAAGCTGATTCCTACATATAGCCCGGATATTGCAGAACAAAGGTATCAGGCACATCTTCGGGAGAAGGGACCAAACCTTAAGATTGGCAAGGATCATGAGCTTGCAAGCTATATCGAGCAGACCATTATAGATAAGGATTGTTCACCGGCTGCTGTGTACGGTTATGCCTTGGAAGAAGGACGGACATTCAAAACGCATATATCGGTGCCTACCATATACAGCTACATCAAAAAGGGCGTGTTCCTGAACTTGACGCAAAAGGCTCTGCCCAGACATGGAGTGCATAAGGGCGATTATAAAAAGGTGAAAACAAAGGATCCTGCTCGTGCGCCTGCCGGTGAGAGCATCGAAAAACGCCCGGCGGAAGTAAAAGACCGTGAAGAATTTGGACACTGGGAAATGGACACGGTGTATTCTGGAAAGAAGAAAAGCACGGTTGCGCTGCTAGTGCTGACTGAGCGCAAGACCCGGAACGAAAATATTATAGTGGTGCCAGATCGCCGCGCAGAGACGACCGTGCGGGCAATCAATGCACTGGAACGGAAGTTAGGCGCAGAGAAGTTTGGCATTATCTATAAGAGCATCACAGTGGACAACGGCAGTGAGTTTGCATTGGCCGACCAGCTGGAACAGTCCTGCATCACCGGAGATAAGCGGACGAAGGTGTACTATTGTCATCCGTATTCTTCTTGGGAACGCGGGAGCAATGAGAATGTGAACGGCATGATTCGCCGCAGGCACCCGAAAGGCACAGACTTCTCAAAGGTCACGGCAGAGGAAATCGCGGCTACGGAGAACTGGATCAACAGCTATCCCAGAAAAATTTTCGGCTATAAGAGCGCCGGCACAATGTTCCGCGAATGCCTACGGGAGCTTGGTCTGACAGCATAAGCAACACGAAAGCAGAAAACCGTTGGTAAAATCGAACAATAGAGGGCGGCTGCAAGCGGAGAAAACTTGACGGCCTGTTTGCTTTACGCTAAAATCCACAAAAATAAGGCCGAAAATTTGTTGCATTTAATGCTTTACTTTTCATTCCCCAAAGCAGGCCGGTTTTCGGCTTTACAAGCGGCGCAAAACATGGTACAGT